TCTGCATGGGAAGAAAATGATTTCATTGAACCTCCGATTACGTGGGATAATATTATTTCTCATAGAAATAATGCGTTAGCAGCAAGCGATGGTAAAATCTCAACAGATATGCCTACTTCGGTTAAACAGCCGTGGATTGACTACAGAGCAGCATTGCGTGACGCTCCAGCAGTTTACGGATACGGGACAGCAGATGAAACAGTCGCATGGAAAGTTAAACTTCCTGCTCAACCAGGAGAGTAATATAACATGGCAGGCTTAAGAACATTATTACAAATAGGCGGCAGCGGCAGCACCTCCATTGACTACAATGAACTGTATATATATAATACAAACAAAACCGCAGTTTCAAATGGCGGCTCCGTGTGCGAGTGGACAGTTCCAACTGGAGTTTCTTGGTTCGCTGTAGAATTATGGGGCGGAGGAGGCGGAGGCGCTTCTGCATGCTGTTGTAAACAAGGTAGTGCGCCAGGCGGCTCTGCATCATATGCTAGAAAATTTGTAACAGGATTATCAGGCACGGGCGGCGAAGTATATACATTATGTGCAGCAGGTTCAACTGGCTGTAGTCAAAACGCAACTACTGGTTGTATTGGCTTTCCGTCCTTTGTTTCTGTAAGTGGCGGCGCAGTACAAGTGTGTGCTAGTGGCGGCGGTTCAGGACAATCCAAATGCTACTTCGGCTCCAATTGTTCATATTCAGGTTGTCCGCAATCACAGTGCGGTAGCTGGACGGGCACCTTTGGAATTTGTGGTACAACTGGCAGTGGTAAAGGTAGTTCTTTCTGCCACAACAGTTCATGGAACTGGATGCCATCAGCTCCGTATACAGCAGGCGGTAACCGCGGAACTAGAAATCATTGTACTCGTTGTCAAGGTTGTGGTATGGGAGGCTATGCACATTGGCCAGGCGGCGGCGGAGCAAGTGTATCCGAACATAGTGGCGCAAATGCCTTTTATGGTGCAGCTGGATCAGGCGGACTAATAACAATTTACTACCCAGTTGTATCATAGGAGACATAACACACAATGGCTAATTTAAGAGATTTAACATTTGGATACGGCGAAGGGACAGCAATGTCCCCTGGCGAATTTACAGTATACAATACCAGCACAACAACAGCGGGCAATGGCGGGCAATGCTGTCTATGGACGGTACCGAATGGCGTATCGTATGCAGTTTTTGAAATGTGGAGCGGCGGTGGCAGCGGAGACGGCGGATGCTGTTGTATGCAGGGCGGTGGCGCAGGAGCAGGCGGATACGCAATTAAAGCTCGCACCGTTACACCAGGTGAAGGAATAAGAGTTTGTGCAGCAGCTAGTAACTGTTGTCGTCCAAGTCAAGGAAATTTCTGCGGTTGCTGCACATTTGTTTGTAGTGAAAGCGGCGGCGTTAGCGGACGTTGGGAATCAAAGGTTTGTGGCGGCAGAGGAACGATTCAACCAAATGTTTGTCGTGGCTTTATATCCTGCTATAGTTGCTGTTCAATGTGCTATTGCTGCGGCGGCATGGCAGAAGATGTTGATCTATCTTTCGGAGGTATAACTGGTACATCTCACAGAACACAACATTGCTTCGATGACGGATATCAAGTAGCTGCAAATGCACCAATGACAGGTGGCGGCATTAGAATGGGCTTTAACGGATGTTGCGCACGTGGCGGCGGCCAAGAAGAGATGGGACTTTTCCCAGGAGGCGGCGGCTTTAGTGGACAAGCGTTCGGAGGCGGATGCTGTTGTAGTTCAGCAGGTGCAGGCGGTATGGTTTACGTTGTATACTATTAATAGGAAATAAATTTATGACAAATATTACAAAAGAGTTTACATACGATTTAGCAGATGAACAATATCATCAAACTGCCCATAATCGAGATACTGCAACGTCTGTATATACCGGCCCAGCATATATGAATTTAGTAGTTGATTCAAATACTAATAAACTAACTGGCGCAACAATTGCAGATACTGAATACGAAGATTACAATAACGAAGAAGACGGATACTATGCAGTTAGAGTAAATTGCGATACGGATACATTAATGTGCGCAATTATGCCAGGCGGCACCGATTCTGATGCTACTGCAAGTATATCAGAAGATGTACCAGGATCTAGTATTCCGTATATTAAAGATGATCCGACGATGCCAGACCACACCTACGAGTTAACAGAAATACAATATGATAGACCTAATGGCACTTGGGTAACTCCTATGCCTTGGAAGCAGCCATATATAACGTGGGAAATTGAATTACAATGGCGAAATAATGCGCTAGAATGCGCCGATAGAACAGCATCAGATGATTTACCGTCATCACTTCTTAATGGAGTAACTGCATATAAACAATATCTTAGAGATTATCCGCAGACATTTGGGGCAACTTTTGGTATTACTGTTGCAACAGCTGGAACAGGTTATGTAGTAGGTGATCGTATGCTAATAAGTGATCCTGCATATAAAAACGGCCAATCGGCAGCAGATATACTAGTTACAGTTAGAGCAGTTGCAGATGGCACTGGGGCAATTACCGCAGTTACTAAATCTGACACAAGAGCATATAGCTATCACCCACAAGCTGGCACATATAATAATGTATTTTACACTACTAGTTCAGCAGGCACCGGAGCAACATTTAATCTATCAAAAGTAGCAACTGTAGATCCGTGGAAGATTACACCTCTAGAGAATCCTTTGGAACCTAGCTACGTAGCACCATAGAGAATACTTAATAATAAATTAAAAACACAGTTTCTATACTGTGTTTTTTTTTGAGTTCAGAACTGTCGTATACTATAATATCCCCCTATAAATACTTTATAATAACTAATTAACATGTAGTTTAACACTTATAGGAATAATGATGACAAGAAACAAAGCATTTTTTATTAACGGCGGCGCCGGTCGTGTAGTATGCTCCATCCCTGCATTAGAGAAATTTGCAGAAGAAAATCCTGACAATGATTTTATTATTGTTTGTGAAGGCAGCACAGAATTTTATAAGGGACATCCACAGCTTCATGCTAAAGCATATGATCACTGGCATAAAAACTTATTTGAAGATAAGTTAAAAGACATGGATTTAGTAAGCCCGGAGCCTTATAGAGTTTGGGAATATTATAATCAGAAAGCAAGCTTGTCACAAGCATATGATATTGCTATAAACGATAAAGGAATAAGAGACTTACCTAGACCTCAAATTAAACTTAGTAAGCAAGAAAGAATTGTAGGGCAGCAGGTAGTTAATGATGTTAAAGAGAAAACTGGCAAAAAGAAAACAATTGTTATGCAGCCATTTGGTCGTGGAATAGTAGAAGATAAAGGAGTAATAACTGACTTTAGCGGAAGAAGTATTGAGCCTGATTCATTAATTAGCCTATTAAAAGTGTTATCTAAAGATTATGCAATTATTTTTATGGGAGAAATTGCATTTGAATTTGCAAAGCACGGTATTTCTGCATCAATTGCTGTGCCTCAAAATATCGATTTACGAGCATGGTCAGCTATAATAGCTCAAGCAGATCATTTCTTAGGATGCGACAGTGTTGGACAGCATCTTGCATATGCATTTGACAAAACAGCAACTATCGTAATTGGAAGTACGTTTAAAGAAAATGTATCATATCCAGACGATGATAAATTTACAATTCTAGATATGGGCGAAGGCGCAAGGGTATATAGTCCTATTAGGATTACTATAGATGAATATTCAGATCGTGTTAACGAAGGCATAATGTCGATGAATACGGCGATAGAAGAAGTGATTATTAAAGAAGTTAATGCAGCACTAGCAGATGTTCCTGAACCAATTGCGGATGCAACTTAATACATGTCTAGGTTATTTACATTTGGATGTAGCTTTACTAAGTATACGTGGCCAATGTGGAGTGATATCTTCGGTTTAGAATTTGACCACTTTGAAAACTGGGGAGTGTCAGGCGGAGGCAACTCCTGTATTGCTAATCGAGTAACAGAATGTCTTGTAAAAAATGATATAACTCCTGATGATATTATTGTTGTACAGTGGTCTAGTCACATACGTAATGATTATCATACCTTTAAATACTTAACAGAAGGACCTGATAAAGAAGCAGGTTGGAAAACTAAAGGTAGTATTTTCAATTATCTAAATGCCGAAAAGTATAACAAAAAATGGTTAGATACGTTTTTTGATGAAAACTCTTATGTAATGCTTTCATTAAATGCGATACATTCTACACAACTTTCATTACAAGCTACAGGATGTAAATGGGCAATGACGTCTATTGGCGACTTTAGTAAATTAGGATCAGACTTTATAGTTGATCCTGCATCATACGCAGAAACCCCAAATTATCCAGTAGACCTATGGAACGACAAGGATCTGTTTCTTCCATATAAAGATAAAATATGGAATGATAAATTTATCTGGGTAGACCCAATTGGTCCGTTTGCATGGAGTCGAATGGACGAGATGTATTGGTGGACCGATGCAAAATATCCAGATGATAAAACTATACCTCTTTGGTGCGACCCGCACCCATCAGTTAATCTAAGTATAGACTGGCTATATAATAAGTTAAAACCTGCACTAGGACTAGATAATACAAAACTTACTAGCCAGCAACTAGAATGGGCTAAAGAATGTATTATAATAAAAGAACAAAACTCTGGCTTAGATCCATTCGGCGATCTTGCTAGTAAGACATTAAAAAACTACACAAAATCTTACAGAGGATATTAAAAATGAGCAATAAGAAACCATTATGGATTGCAGGCATAGCAAGAGGGCATAACGCAGGCGTTTGCTTGATGAAAGATAATGAAATTATCTTTTCAATGGAAGAAGAACGCTTGACACGAAAAAAATACGACGGCGGTCCTCTTGCTAGTATGTTAAAGATTTTAGAATATACTAATACGCTAGATTTTCTAGTAGTGTCTCATACTACTCCGTTAAGTACCGCTGGACAAATAGATTATAGTGGTGAAGATATTTATTCAGGACTAGCAAGAAAGTTAGGACTAGTTAAAGATTTACCACTTAATGAAAGGAACCAGCATCCTCAAGTTATTGATATGGCAATGTTTCATCATAAGATGCATGCTGGATTAGCATTTTATCGTAGCGGCTTTGAAGAAGCAGTTGCATTAATTGTAGACGGAGCTGGAACATTTTTTCCAATACAGATCAACGGCGAAGACATGACAGTGTGGGAAACTGAAAGTATTTATAAATGCGAATATCCAGCAGAAATTAAAACTTTGCACAAGACAATGGGCACTAAAGACATGCTAGTTGCAACATACATTGAAAATTTTAAAGGTGACATGTGGGAAGAAAACTCCGAATTCAATCTAAGTATTGGAGAACGTGCCGGTATTGTTAAAGCGTATGAAGCTGTAACAGAGTACTGTGGATGGTCAAGTATCGAAGCTGGTAAGACAATGGGTCTATTTCCATACGGCAAACCAGATGATTCTTTCCCGGATATAATGGATAAAAATGATCTGCCTGTTCCTATTACTAACAGAAATTTAATTGTTCCTCGTTATCCAAACGGTGCAGTTGTAAACTCTGCAATGTACAATACATTGAATGAGCATACTAGTCATGATGTAACACTATTGCAAAATAGAAGAGACATGGCGTATGCTGTGCAAACTGAAAGTCAACAAGCAGTTGTTGATTTAATTAGACATTCTGTAAAACTTAGCGGATGCAACAATGTTGTAATCAGCGGCGGCTACGGGTTAAATTGTGTTGCTAATTATTTTTATCTCGAAGCACTTAAAGACGAAGGTATTAACATCTATGTAGAACCTATATCAAATGATGGAGGAACAGCAATGGGCGCAGCACTTCTCTGGTATCATACTATAACTGAAGATGCTACCGTTCGGCCTAGAGAAAATGATGTATACTTAGGACCTAAGTTAAGTTACACGCATAATGAAATTGATAACATTGCTGCAAAATATAATGCCGTAGTTACTGATGCAACACATGCAGATGTTATCGAATTAATGACTAGTAAAAACATTGTTGCTAACTTCCAAGGACGTTCAGAGAATGGGCCTCGTGCATTAGGCAACAGAAGCTTAATGTTTGATCCTACATTTAAAGACGGCAAAGACTTTGTTAACGAAATTAAAGATAGAGAATACTTTAGACCGTTTGCAGGATCTATTCTAGCTGAAGATGTACATGAATGGTTTGATCTACGTGGTATGGAAGATTCACCTACAATGATGTATGCTGTAAATTGTCAGCCAGGTATTGAAGAAAAGATTCCTGCTATTATTCACATAGATGGAACCTGCAGAATTCAAACAGTTACCCGTGAACAGAATCCTCATTACTACGATATCATTAAAGCGTTTAAAGAAAAGACAGGATGTCCAATTATCTTTAATACTAGCTTTAACTTAGGCGGCGAACCTCTAGTTGAGACACTAGATGATGCTATTCGTACACTAGAAGACTGTAAAATTGAATATTTGTATCTTCCAGAACATGGTAAGTTAATTACTGTGAAAAACTGATAAATATTACAAACAGGGGCATACAATGCAAAACTTAAAAAAATATTTAACAGACGGATTAAAAAATACATTATTGTTTAAAAACAATGCAGGGACCAGCCACAACGGTCCTTGTAAACAAGTATACACTGACACTCAACTAGATAGATTTCACCCTGGTGATTTTGCTAGTGTAGAATATACAATAAGTGCCGACTTTGATGTGCTTAACAAAGAAATTATCAAAGTGTTAGTTACAGCAACCCGAGACAGAGCAAGTATAGTAGTGTATGCAAGGAATAGTACACTTCAAGATATATTAACCGTAAGTGCTACGGTTAACGATAGCTATGTAGATATAATACTAAATCCTATAATTATTGCAGGCGACGAAGAAGCTGGCATTGCTGCGCAAGATTATTCAGGAACAAAGGTTATTTATACTGCACAGTACTTCCATAACCAAAATCCGCTAGTACTCTAATTATGGTATCAGATAAATAACATATAGGAGACGATACTACAATGGCAGTTATCAATTCACCGTTAGAATCACAATTTGGCTTCAAAGCTCCGGGTTTCTCAGTTGATGAGCTTGGCAATATTACTGCTACTTCGCTTATTCAAACAGGCGCAGCAGCAGCCTCAGATGTCACTGATTATACAATACAAGAAGATAACGGTAACTACGGATTCGTTGGCTATGCAGGAATTAATCCAACTATAACACTTGCTAGATCATCTTCTTGGACATTTGGATTAACTCTGCCAGTACTAGGATTTTACATTTATAGTGCTCTCCCGGCAACGTTATACAGTACTGGACTAACACATAGTGACGGAGTTGCAGCAGCAGACGCCCAGGGTAAGTTATCAGGAACACTTACATTTAATGTGCCTCTTGACGCACCTGATACGTTGTATTATGGCAACGCCAATGGCGAAATATACGGAACATTTAACATAGTTGATCCAGTAGGTCGATTTAGTACTATCGATGTTAATTCAACTAATAACGCAACTAGTTCAACTACAGGCGCAATTACTATAGCCGGCGGCGCAAGTGTTGAGAAAGACTTTTATATCGGCGGCTCATTAAATATAGCAGGTGTAGGAATTTCCGAACTAAGTTCTTCATCTAACTTAGAAATAACCGCAACAAATAAAGTTATCCTTCAGATTGATAACATAAAATTAGGTGAATTAAATTCCACCGGACTGTCTGTTACTATAAATAACAGTACAATAGATAACACTGTGATTGGCGCAACTGCTCCATCAACCGCAGCGTTTACTTCAGGAACAGTAGCTAGTTTACCTACAGTAGAGACTAGTATAACTAACAGACAATACGTAGATAGTACATCACTATCACTAGCAATAGCATTTGGATTATAAGATATGGCAAAGACGCAAATAAAGAATTATATATTTAAACCTGGTATCGGAGCAAACGATAACCTTTTCCCAAACGCATATAGCTTATTAAATTCTAATAAAGCATACATACAAAAAGAAGCTGGTGCATACATAACTAATAAGATAGCAAACGCTGCACAATATACTCCTACAGGAGCTGCGTATGCGCCCGCTACAGGTGTATTGACTATAACGATAGGCACACACAACTTTAATGTTGGAGATGCTCTGTTAATAGCACAAGCAGGCATTACATTTAGATGCGAGCTTGACGGCAATGCAACAACACATCCTTATCCAAGAGTAACTGA